ATTTATTTTTTCTTGCTTCGTTGTAGAATGTTCTGTGAACAAACGAGTAGCGTATGCCAAGTTAGAATTAAATACCGCGACCTCATTTAACTTTTCCTTAAAGATGTTGAGTGCTTTTCTGTACTCTTCATTCTTTTCTCTAAGTTGAGTTAGTTCTTTTTGAACTGACTCATTATAACGAGATTTGTTTGGAATAGTTTTTGGTTTTGGTAAACCCTTACTCTTTTCTGAAGAGGCTCTTTGACCTTGAGCTAAACTTCTTTCGGTCATTTCTTCCTCTTCTTCAGACATTTCTTCTTCAGTGGTTTCGTAATCTTTGTGAGACTTAGAGTCGTCACCTTTCTTACCTCCCCAACCTTCACCCATTTCTTCATGAGTTTCTTCTTCTTCGTAAGCTTCTTCTTCTTCACCAATTTCGATTTCATATACAACGTCTTCTTCTTCGTAAGCTTCGTCACCTTCAGACACTTCGTCTTCAGTTTCCATAACTTCTTCTTCATCTTCTGATTCACCTAACTGAATCACATATTCTGCGTCTGTTTCGGTATCGGCCAAATGAACATCATCACCGTCTTGTTTAACAATGATACCATCATCTTCACCCATAGCCTTAAAGACCTTTAAGATTTCGTCGTCAGAAGCTGCAGTTAAATCGAGTGGTAAAAGAACTTCTTCTTCGTCGTCAACTTCCAAGTCGTCACCAGGTAAATCAGTCATTAACATTTCCTCATCACCCATTTCCAACTCTTCGTCTTCTTCATTATCAGAAAGTGCGTCGTCTAAGTCTAATTCAAGACCTTCTTCCTCACCTTCATCTTCATCCTCAACATCCATATCTAATTCAAGTTCTCCTTGTTCAGATATTTCAGTATCAGAAAGTTCAATCTCATCTTCTTCAGATAAAGATTCTTTTACTAATTCGCTGATTTCTTCCTTCATAGTAGAAGCAAGTATTCCTTTTGCATTGTTTGTAATAGCCTCTTGCAAGTTTTCCATTTGCAATAAAGCTTCTTCAACTAAGTTTTTTTCTGCCATTTTTAATATTTAGCAATCGTTTATTATTACATATAAATATGTCTAATAATAAAAAAGTGTTTTTTTTATAACTTTTAACAAAAAAAAATCGGGGTTTCCCCCGATTTAAAAAATTTTCGTACCTGAATACGATATTTATATACTTTCGTATCTACATACGATATTACTCGTAAACTTCGTCAATTTTACTTTCTACACATGCAGTGATTCTCCAATCATACGTAAAGTCTTTGAAGTTTTGTGTCACTTTAGCTTCTACATCGGTAACGTTATACCCCTTAACCAACTTCTCTTCTCTAATCTTTTTGATTTTACCTGAGTTCTCATCAGGAAGGTCATACTGTACCTTTGCAACAAAATATTTTTCGTCCATAGTAATTATTTTTAATAAGGTTTAATAACCTAAATAATCGGAAAGTCTTTTCATTAAGTCAACACTTGCACCTAATCCACCGTCAATTCTTGGTTCCTGTGAACGTAGTTGAGTCTCTTCTTCCAAGTTCTCCTCATATTTACCTCTGTCGTCTTTATTTAAGAAAAGGTATGCTCCTGGTGTAGAAGGTGACGACACCAAGTCAAAACAGATTAATTCAAAATCATCCTGTACTTCATTTCTTTCCCCCTTCTTTACGAGTGAACCTACACCACGAGAAGAAACACCCATAGTAACACCTTGTCTCATTAGATTGGCTGCTTGGTCACCAGGACAAGACACCACACCTCTTTCGTGAAAACCTGGTGAAGTTAAAAGTTTTATCTTACCCATAAGAGTATTACCTTCCCACCATATCTCAGTTATAAGGTGTGATACTCTGTCCAAATCAATTAATGATGATTCAGGGTGGTTAAGTTCTGAGATAGACAATCCTTTTTGAATCGCTTTGTTATATGCGTCAGCCTCTCTCCTTAATATCTTTTCAGGATATACCCTTCCGTTACGGTTGGGGGTGTCATACTTCTGTAAAGTGGCGTAAAACTCAAAAGGTTTTGAATGGTCTAAATGACCATAGGATTCTCTAATCACTTCTGCGTTACGACTATCGTGCGGGTTAATTGTTCCTGCGTCCCACTCAACTAAAATACCCCTACCCGTATCGTTTGGTCCTAATATATTCATGTTTTTTCTTTATAAATATATCAGACCAACTCTTTTGTCGTTTTACTCTTATGTACTTTAAAGTATTTCATACCTTTCAAACAATCAGTATATACTCCATTAATGATTGTTTTAATTTTGTCTTTTAGTATTGGTGACTTAAAATCCATATGATTTTTAACATACAGAGTTATTTCTAAATTCATAAAACTCCTTTTCCCCTTTTGTATCCCACTACTCCTCAAGTCCAAATCTACTATATTAAACTTCTCAAATAGCTCAGGGTCAACAACCTCAATAAGTGCGTGTTTGATATTCCTTTCTAATATACCAGTGGCTCTATCCCAATTTTCAAATTCTTTTATGGGTTCTACCCACGATTGTAACACTACATATACTGTTTTTAAATTTTTTGCATCTACAGTTCCGTAATAACATTTTGCGTCACTAAATAATTTTATTTGTGCCGTTTTTCCCTTTTTCATATAATCCCATCTTTACTTAAAGTTTATTTATTTAAGTAAAATATAGTATATTATTAGTCTTATGTCAAAAAAAGTCATATTTATATATAATGCTAATAGTAAAAGTTAAAAAAGGTAATATAGAAAGGGCTCTTAAAGAGTATAAGTACAAAGCTCATAGGACTAAACAAATGCAAAAGATTAGAGATAATCAAGAATATACTAAAGATTCTGTAATACGAAGAGAAGAAAAAAAGAAAGCAATTTATGTAAATAAAAAAAGGGACTCTGAATGAGTCCCTTTTTTTTATTCTTCTGACCCCCTATTTCGGGAGAACTTTTCAATTGTTGTAAATCCTAATCCCGCACCTACTATATACATCATACCATCCCAAACAAATTGTTGTAGAGGTATATCCATAAAGATATTTGCAAGGAAGGCGATACACATCATAAAAAATGCTAAGATGGTAATAAATCTTTTAGATGATTTTTGACCATCCACATCACCCATTAAGGACATGAAAAATTTTTTCACTTTAGTTTACTTAAAACCCACCCTTTTAAAAGGTCCCAGTTTCTGGTAAAGAAAACACCGAAGGCAACACCCGCGAAAATTTTCTGACCTGTAGTCCACAGGAATAAACCTAAGAGTAATCCAACGATACCTTCAATACCGTTAGCGACAACCCAATCTTTACATAGGTTGTAAATTCTTAATACGAAATCTTTAATTGTAGTCATAATCCTTTTTCTAATTGTTTTAATTTATACAATGAGGTTAATGTTTGTTTAGACTCATTGATTTTGTTTATTGTTTTCTGAATTTTGTCTTTTAATTCTGTATCGGTAGACTCATTTAGGTTTACCTGTAACTTTTCTAAAATTTGTTTTTTAGTTTTTTCTATCTCTTCAGTTAAGTTTTTACCTTTTAATGAGGTGTAGAAATTAAGTTCTTTTTTTTCTTCTTCACTTAACGTCTCTATTTCTTTATTAAGTGTTTTGTTGGCGATTGACATCATAGAAGATATTGGTAAATTTATATTTCTCTTTTCCTCGGTAACTTTTTTTGATAATAAAGTTCTTTTAATTCTCTGTTTTGACTCCAACAAGGACTCCAATTCTTTAACTACGTTTTTAGTATAAATTTGTTTGTCAATATCTTCGTAGTTGTTGTCAACATCCTCTTTAAGTAGGTCATTTATCCACTCACTTAATTCTTCTATTTTTTTCTTATTATTGTCTATAATAGTCTTTAAGTGGTCAAAAGATTCTGTAATGTAATCATCAACAATACTTTCATTTAAACCTTTTTCAGATGATAATTCATCATAAAGGTAATACGCCTCAGATATTGATTTATTCTTTATTACGTGGGACGCAAACCCTTTAAGATTATCTTTGAAGGACGGTTTACCGTAACTACTTTCTAACAATCTTTCTATTTTAGTTTTTATTATTCCGAATGAACTCATAACATTATTTTTTTAATAAATATCAATCTTTTAGTAATGCGTTCAATTTATCCTCAATTTCACCTAGTGAATGTCTACCTTTTGATAAATCCAAAATACTTTTTCCGTTAATTAGGTCGTCCTCAACTAATAAATCTAAATCTTTATTTCTTACAAATCTTTCTACTGGTACCTCTTCTGGTGCTTCTCCACCTCCTTCATCTCCACCACCTAAATCATCACCACCTAAATCACCACCACCTAAATCACCACCACCTAAATCACCACCAAAGTCTAAACCTCCCCCACCTGATGGTGGAGCACCTCCTAAGTCACCCATTCCAGTATCTGTAGTTTCACCACCTTCGGCATCACCACCCTCACCAGGTTTGTTACCATATAACTTATCAATGTTCGCGAATATACCTGTTTTACCGATAACTTCAGGTGTCTTTTCAAGTTCAGATGCAACTGCCCTTTCTATTCTTTGTTGTTGTAAATCAAGTTTAATTTCCTCGTCACTAAATCCAAGAATATGTTTCTTAGCCCAAGACGACGATACAGGTAATATACCGTTACCAGGGTCAGTAACCGCATCTCTATAAAGTTGAATCTTTTGTTGCCATTGTTCAACCTTAAGTAAGTCGGCTTGTGTTGATGGGTTAGTTAATCCTAATGTAAAGTTACCTAATTCATCCTCAAAACCTAATAGATATAAGTGAATAATTGCGATTTTATTCAACTCCTGTATCATAGATTTTTGTATCCTATTAATGGTACGTGCAAAACGAATATCTTGTAAAGATAGATTTTTACCGTCACCTACAACTTCTTCAAAACCTAAGAATGCTTTTGGTACTCTTAAAGAAGTTAAAAGTTTTTTCTGAATATATTCAATATCAGCTATTTCTGACAAATTCTGAGCCCCTGGTAGGGTGTCAATTGGGTTTGGTGCGTTAGGGTCGCGAACAGGTATAAAGTAATCTTGGTCAACGGCCATTTGATTGTAACGTAAATCAACATTACCATTCTGAGAATCTACTACTTGGTCTCTTTTAAACTTATTAGCGACTCTGTTTACGTATGGCTCAACGTCTTTATCATCCATATTACCAACAAATACTTTAAATACACGTCTTTCGGGGGCTCTTGATGTTCTGTATATTAACATCGCATCCTCCGATAAAATTAATTGTTTCCAAATACGTCTACCTTTTTCTAACATAGATGTACCATAAGGTAATTTTCTATCATCACCTAACAATCTGAAGTGAGCTACTTCCCATGTGTTAAATTCAATATCTTTATTTTGCCATAAGAACTTTAAGGAATCATTATCAGTGTCAGTACTATTTCTTTCAGGTTTAATTTTCATACCTCTTTCCTGACGCGTAATCTCAATATTAGGTAATTGTTGTGCACCCATAACACCTTTTTCGGGACTGAGTTTAAGATAAAC